ATACCCGGAATGAAGAATACCTGTTGGCCTCCGTTGGAGGTTCCAATCTCTACACTGCTGCTCCTTTGATACCAGAAGTCCCGATATGGCACCAATGCCAAACCATCCTCACCTATGTTGCAAAGGATGTTCTGAACTATGGACTGTAGTAAAATCCGACCTGGATACACAGCAGTGGTAATTGTGTTTGAAGAATCAGCATCAGAAATGAACACAGTCGAGGTATCAATGCCAGGAGCGAAATACACCCAGCTTCCTTCTGCGTTTATCAAGCCACCTTCACGCCACTTGAACTTCTTGACATTCAGTGAAACAGTGGCATTCTGCTCATTGGGATTGGGTACAACGACACCACTAACAGTGGTGGGAGGATTCACTGCAATATAGTACACACCGGAGTCGATGAGAGATTCATCGAAGGGAATGGCCCACTCCACGAACGTTCCAGGATAATCACGAACCTTGGCCACGAGGCCGCGCCCACGCTGTGTGAACATGAAGTAGTCTGGTGACAGGCGAGTTCCCTGGGCTGTCACATTCTTGACAATGATCTGGGCATCACCAAAGCTAATGCGATTGTTAGTGAATACAGAGACATCCCCCAGAGTCTGTCGAAACCGGGGGTTGCTGCTCACCACATTCCTGCAGATCCGCAGTATGTATGCCGCCAAGTTGCTCCCAGTGAGGTCTAACATACTGGCCTCCATCTACTTAGTGCTCCTTGACGAATTCTCTCTATTTGTTCTGGGGTTCTTTTACGACCCTTTACTGCTTTGGATATGTTTGCTCTCCACTCGTCTGTTCTTGGAACTTCACTAGCCCACTTACTGATTTTCCCTTTGGTTTCCTCTGACAAAGTTTTTCCAAGTTGAGCCTCACGCATAGCTTTGCGATGTTCTTCTGTCTTAGGCTTTCCAATGAGAGCCTTCTTAATGTTGTCTCTAGTTTCTTCAGTTCGTTTCTTCCCCCTATGAAACTTTCCTCCCTTACGACATCCTTCAAGAGCCTTCTGACCTGTATGTGTCTTTCCAAAGAATCCGTTATTGCTCCCCTTGGAAGCAACACTTATCTTCCTTTTGGTTTCTTCAGAATGATGAGTTCCCAGTTTTTGTTTTCTGGCCTTCTGACGCATCTCAGGAGTCCAAATTATCGTTCCACACTGTCCTCCGAAAGTTGAGTTATACCCAACAGAAGGATCATAGGATCTCAGTGTGAGTATCCACAAAATTTCGAGTGGATTCAATTGCTTCCTATCCAAAACCACAGCAAGTGATTCCATCAGAAAATTGTCTGGACCATACTTTCTGATGGCATTATGAAGGTAGAGATTGGAGCCAATTTTGACATCCGAGAGATGATTCTTCCATCTACTCTGCAAAGATAGGACAGTCTGTCCCACATAAACCTTGCCATTCACCTTGTTTGTGATCAAGTAGACATGCATGGGTACTAATACTCATTTCACAACTTTGACAAGCTGAGCACCGTAGTCTACTCCCGGTGGAGGTGGCGGGACGGTTTGTTGGATAGGCTCGATCCAGGCAGCTATAGATCTCCGGACATCGTTCACCGAAACCTGAGCGTTCATCCGAGGATACCAGCGATTGGTCAGTTCCACACGGCCATCCCAGTCGTATTCCTCGATGATCCACTGCTGTCCATCATGAGACTGGAACACGGCTCCAGGATCCATGTACATGAAGAAGATTTCGTCTCCTTGGATCGGAGATAGAGGATTTGGAATCTGTTCATCATGTGGATTCGGCCTGAACTGAGCGAAGGTCGAGATCGCCACATCATCCGGATCTCCCACGATCACTTGTAGTTCCATATTCGTGGAAGGATGGTCATCAGTCGTGAGAATAGCAGCGGTCTTGGTGGTTCCTTCCTCTGCAACTCCAGCGAATGATGCAAGCACGTTTGCGAGATTTGATTCTTTGGCCATGGAAACTCCGTGTGTTCTTAATGGAACTGAGAAGTCAATTTTGAATGAAGTAGACTATGATGCTTCATGAAACGACCTTGCTTATACCGGATATCAGAAAACACGGGCATCAACTCTGAATCGCTCCCCATGTAGTCGTCCTCCCAACTTCTGGATTGGGATTTTCCCATTGAGCATCTGGCTGATTGGTCTTTTCGAAGATAGGTTCCGGATCGACGCCAGGTACTCCATCGTTGACATTCTTGTTCAACGGATTGTACAAAGTGGGAGGATATGGATTCCCAGCAATGACCGGAATTAGGTAACGAGTGTCTTTGGGATTCAGCAAGCGAACACTGAATTCCTGCTGAGCGATGGCACCCTGAGGCTGTGTGTAGTTCATGTCGAACACGATCAGCCGTTCACCGTTCCGTCGAATGATGAGGTCACCATTTTGGATGATGGGAGTCGGTCCAAGGTAGGATTTCGAGATGCGCTCTACCTTCCGGCCTCCCTCCTCAATGGTGGTATTGGTTGCCGTGTCTGGCGGAATGTAGACAATGTCGAATGGTCCGTAGTATCCGCCAACCCATCCTGTTTCGTAACACACTGGGCAGCCGTGACGAGGCTCTCCAACTCCGTCTCCCACGCAGCCACACGCTGTACCTCGCGACATCCGGAACATGATAAATGCTGGCTCTCCTACTCTCTCAAAGAGCCAGGCATTTCTCCGTATCTGCTCCTTGAGCATGTAATTCAGACGTTCAATCGTCTGAGTGTTGACGATTTCCGATCCTGCAGCACCAGCGGCATGCAATTCACCAGATGCTCCTACTGGGACGACTGCGTAGTATGTTCTGACCATGTTGGTGTAGATGTCAACGAAATTCGTCAGCTTGTTGTACACCACCTTGAAGGTTGTGACACTGGCTAGAGCCGAAATAGGGAAACTGGAAACTGCACCACCGATTGGCAGAGTCTTGTCAACATTTATCCAGATAGCCTTGTCAATTCCACTAACCATCGCAGGGCGAACAGTCGAGGTCGCAACGAGACTCGAGATCACCGTGAGGGTTTCTGTAGAATCAGTCGGTGCCAGTGAAAGGGTATATGGTCCGCCATAAGCGACAATGGTGGCAGTCACTCCGATGGCCGCCGCTGTGATGGCCGCCGCAAGCAGTACAATGCTACTATTGGAGGTGGTTGTGAAAACCACGGGAGTTGATGATCCTACTTGCAGAGAGATGGTTCCGGAAAGAACATCAGTACCAGAAACTGACGTGAGTGAACCATTCAGGAAATTCAAGTCCGTTGCCAGAATGACGCTGACATCATCTGGAGAAGTGGCTACCTGAGGTCTGGTCGCCACAATTCCTGAATAGGGAACGTCTGGGATCTGGAACGACCACCGGCCAAAGGTTCCTTTTTCGATCCAGTCGGAATCCTGCACGGTGTAAGTGGTTGAAGCCAGAGTTGAAATGTCACGATAGAACTGACCAGGAATTGGAGCAAGATTAAGCAGCTGCCAGTTGGCTGGATAGTCGATGGCTCGATAGATATTGTAGCCGACAGTTGCTTGCGGGTCGCTAGGCCACCATAAATCTCGGGACCCGACCCAAGAACTGTTTAGAACCAACAATCCATTAATCATGAACTGACCTCTTCCAAATCAGCTAATGTAAGAGATTGCAATAGACTGTTTTCACTCCAAACTTCTACGACAGGATTCCAACCTTCTGACTCTACTGCTTTCATTTTCAGGAATAGATTGGGATCTAGAGTGAAGGTGCAAATCATATCTCTTCCTCAATCGAGAAAGAGAAAGTTAGGATTTTGCCTTGAACCATTCGGGGTGTTTCTTCTTGGCTGGATTAAGGAACTCTGTTTCGTGCTCTTCAGGATGGTAGAATTCCTTCTTCTTGTCCTCAAATTGAGAGGGCATCCACTTCGTCACCTGTTCCTTGCACTCCAACTCAGCACGCTTCTCGTTAGGGAGCGCGTCATAGTCTTCCTGTGAAATTCCCCAGTGCTCTTCAGGGAAATCCATCCACTTCCCAGATGGGACCGGGTAAGGATCTCCTGCTTTCATCCAGATCTGGGAGTGCTCCCAGTCACTGAGTACATAACAAGTGTACGTGCCATCGCTGTAAAAAGCCATAGGCTGGATTGTCTTCTTCAGGAATCCAATCACAGTCCGAACACAGCGGTTGCGGAACTCTTGGACCATCGGGGAGAAGAATGGATCCACCTTGTGATCCAACTTGATCTCCTGAATGATCTCTTCCGCCGACTTTGCTTTCTTGAGAAGTTTTGAGTTCATGACTATAGAGAAAGAGAAAGTTCACAAAAGGAACATCCTGGTTTTTTAATTCCTCGATTGAGATGCCAACGTGTGTGATGAGCCTTTGGAAGACTTCGAGCAGCTATCCGACCGGCTCTTTGTAGGGTTTCTCTGGAATGAGACTTGCCTCCAAGGGAGTGAACTTCACGAGACATGCGGGTTGACATTTCTTCCGGATGTTCTTCCGCATATTTCCGGCAACCAGCTACTCGAGGAGTTTCGTCTTGGACTGCACGGGCTGCCTTGATTTTGTCAATGGTTTCCTCCGAAGTGAGATGTCCCATCATCTTGGCAGAGAACCTTTCTTTATGACCAGGACGTTGCCACATGAGACGAGTGTTTTCAATTATCTTGAGACGAGATTCTTCAGAGTGAGGTGCAGTATGCCCTTCTCCACCTTTGCAAATATTGTATCCGATTTCAGGATCACGAGCTAAGAAAATCTTAATCAGTGCTTGTTCCCAAACACAGAGAGCCTCATTATTTGCACAATCAGTAACGAGAGGATAGATAGTGAAATTATCCCAACCATACTTTCGAACAGCATTATAGAGATGAGGCTTTCCAGCATCGCCTTTCAGAATTGAATCTTTCTGCCTAGACCAATAATGTTGAAGATTGTTCTCTTTCGTTTTACCGACATAGATCTTGCAGTTTACCACATTGACGATCACGTAGACAAACATGTCATACCTCCACTCACTGATACTGGTGGAGATTGGAAAGTACGTTTTCTTGTCTAGCCCAAGAGCCAACGCTGTTGACGCAGACCGACAGAGGCTGGTCTGTTCGCGGTGATTAGAGGTGCCCAGGTTTCGAACATCTGAGTGTAGGTCTGTCCTAGACCCTGATATAGAGAAGACTTGTTGATGTCCAAACTCACACCATTCAAGCTGT